CAGTTACTAAAACTTACAAGCAAGCAGTTGAGACCGCTCCTGTTGCACCAGAGAAGAAGAAACTTGCAAAAGATACGCCATGTAAGAATGGTCCTGGATGTGCGTTCCAAAAGAAGAAATGCTGCCGCTTTTTACATGTCACACCACAAGCTCTCTCTGTTGATCATCATCATGATCTTGATAAGTTAAGCAAGCTTTGTGTTCCCATTTTTCACCCAGGATGTCAGAAACCAGTCTATGGATCAATGTATAAGATTAAGTTTGATAACAAATCCTATTGGTTGACAACCACTCATCAGATAACCCCTGAAACTTATTGCCTTGTTGATAGTAAGGTAGTTCCACTACCCAACCAAAGTGAATGGAGATCCTTTTCAGAAGGAGATTCTGCCTTTTCAATCTGTGAAGCTGCTAAAATAGCTATTCCCAGTATTGTTGCTACTAATGTTGTTGAGTTTGCTAGTGCAACTCCAACTGCGGTGTCACTTGTTGGCTACTTTCCCGATACAGGAAAACTAACTCTCACATCAACTTGTGCATATAGAGTGTCTGATAAAATAGTCCGTCACTCTGCAACTACCAAAAATCATAGTTGCGGTTCTTGTTTGATTGATCCAAAAACTGGAGGGATAATTGGTATCCATTATGGAACCGATGGTCCTAGCCCTAAGACTGGGTATAACAATCTTGTTTGTCCAGTGTATAACCATTTAAAAGGACTAGGGGCCAAAGCGCCCCAAACCCATTAGAAGGTCACTTGGAATGGAAGGGTTGTTCACTCCCCGATAAAAAAGTGAAACCTCCCCGCATTTACGATAACATGGCGTATGTCGGGAGCGTTAAAAGAATGGGTACGTTGAAAGATGATCCCATCTTGCTCACGAGGAAACTCTCACCTAGTTCGAGTTATATGTTACCATATATTGACTCACTTCGTGATATAGCGCAAGATGCCTATCACATGACAACACCTAAAAAGAAAAATGTAGAGACGACTCTTGATAGTTGGGATTTAAAGAAAGAAACCGACTACAAGGGTAAAGAATACTCACATGCCATGAATTATTTTTATTTGAATTACGCACAGATACTCACTAGTCCAATATCCACTACTGAGGAAATCCACGAAGCCATGCACCACGAAAAGTCTGCTGGTTATCCTGCCAATTCATATGGAATACATACAAAAAGTGATCTGCTCTCATGCCCCAAATACCTAGAATGGTTTTCAGGGTTTGATCCTATGAGCGGAGAATACACCCCTATATGGATGGTGAGTCCTAAGGTTGAATTTAAAGAAACAGCAGATATTCTTGCTAATAAGATACGCTTGTTTCAAATTCCCCCTCACCATCTTTTGCACTACCAACTTAAGTATGGACGCAAAATTTCTGAACGCCTAAAGAACTTTAAATGGTCCGCCTATGGGTTTAATCCCTATGATGGTGGCTTCAATGACTTGGCTAGTAAGTTGCTCACTAAGAGATGGCGCTTTTCATACGATGTTAGTGGATGGGATAAATTCTTACCTAATATGGAAGATGTTTACAATGCCGTTTTGTTTAAGAACCCCGATTTCACATCACAAGAGTTTGACGAGTTTAGGTGGGTTATGATGCATACCATCAAACCACTGCTCAGATTCCCTTCTGGTGCTGTTTATTCAAAACCCTATGGCAATCCTTCCGGATCTGGTACCACGACACGAGATAATATTCTCTGTCATGTTCTCATCCTAACATATGCCCTCACATGTGCACATATAGAAAAAACCGGAGTGTGTCCCTCATACGAGAAGATTGATGAGCAAGTCGCTTATCTATTCGGAGATGATAATATCGG